GATGACGGTATGTATGGTAAGATTGTTGATCGTACAATTGCTTAGTAAGTAATTTTACAAGATTAGCCCACCCATAAAACGGTGGGCTTTTCTATTTGATATAATGGTTTAATGGCCACAAAAATTTATGAAGAAGGTATTGTTGAGTTAGTAGACGGTACAAAAATAACAGTAGGTCCAGCAAAAATAAAATATTTAAAAAAAATATTAGACCAGTTTTCATTAATATCTAAAGTTGATGGTGAAGATGAAACTCTAGAAATAGTGCTAGAGTGTGTAAAAATATCAATGGAACAGTTTTATCCCCAGTTATCAAATAGCATAACAGACATTGAGGACAACTTTGACATCAAACAACTTTATAAAGTTTTAGAATTTTCAGCGGGTATCAAATTAAATGAAGATAAAGAAGATAGTATAGAGCAACAAGCAAAGTCAGAAAATGACAAAGGGTCCAATTGGGATGATCTAGACCTTGCTAAATTAGAGGCTGAGGTTTTTTTAATAGGTGCTTGGAAGAATTATGAAGAATTAGAAACATCAATATCTATGCCAGAGTTAATATCTGTGTTAGAAATGAAAAGAGAGATAGATCGCAACGATAAAAAGTTTTCTGCAGCAATGCAAGGGGTAGATATAGATAAAGATAAAAATGATAATGCCTGGGAAGATATGAAAAAAAGAGTGTTATATAAAGGAAAAGATGCAAATGATATAACAAACCTTCGTGGAGCAAGAGCACAGAAAGCAGGGTTTGGCATTGGAAATGGTTTGGGATATGAAGAGGTTGTTGGTTAAAATATAGGTCCTCTGTGATATAATTAAGGTTAACCTTATAAGGAGGAAAAATGGCAACTACTGTTAACGAAGAAAAAACAGTTACGCTTATTGATGGTACAAAAGTTAAAGTAAGACCACTGAAAATTTCTCTCCTACGTCCTTTCATGAAGAAATTTGAAGGTGTAGCAGCGGTCGCAGAAGATAACGAAAAATCAATGAACATATTAATGGAATGTATTCAAATTGCAATGCAACAATACAAACCAGAAATTGCAGAAGACTTAGCAGCGTTAGAAGAAAATATGGATCTTCCAACGGTATATAAAATTATAGAAGAGGCATCTGGAGTTAAATTAGCAGATGCAGCATTACTTAATAATTTACCATAAAAACTAAATAAAGAGGTAATAATGAATGGCTGATATCGAATCCAATATAAAAATTGGTGTTGATGCTGATCAAGCGTTAAGGCAACTTAAACTTTTACAGCGTCAGTTATCAGCCTTTTATTCTACAATGGCCAAATCTGGGGCCGCTGGTGCAGCGGTTTCTCAGAACATGGCTCAAAACTTAACTAATCAAATTAATGCAAGCGGCAAATTCTATGCCGAAATGAAAAAGATTAAAACAACAACAGATTCTTTTAATGAGGCTTTAGAAAAAAATAAGTTTGGAATGAAGGAGTACTTCAGATACGCTGGTGCTTCTACTAAAACTTTTGGTAAATTATTTAAAACAGAGTTTGACACTATTAATAAAGTTGCAAGAGAGAACGTAAAGACACTACAAACCCAGTATATTAAAATGGGTAGAGATGCAAGTGGTGCACTTAAAGCAATGTCTATTCGTCCATTAACTTTGGACATGAATGATTATGCAACTAAAACAGCAATGGCTGCTCAACGCCAAGCATTACTTAATCAATTATTAAGACAGGGATCTACAAATCTATTAAACTTTGGTAAAAATACACAGTGGGCTGGTCGTCAACTTATGGTTGGTTTTACAGTACCGTTAATGTATTTTGGTTCCGTTGCAGCAAAAACATTTATGGATTTAGAAGAACAAGCAATTAGATTTAAACGTGTTTATGGAGACATGTTTACAACTACTAAAGAAACAACTGAAGCATTACAAAATGTTAGAATGCTTGCAAATGAATTTACTAAGTACGGTGTAGCCGTAGCAGATACAATGAAGATGGCTGCAGATGTTGCAGCAACTGGTAAGGTTGGAGCAGACTTAATAACACAAGTAGCACAAGCAAATAAACTTGCAGTGCTTGGTGGAATCGATCAACAAAAATCTTTAGATACTCTTATATCTTTAACTTCAACATTTAGCGTTGCTTCTGAAGACTTAGCAAATCAAATTGACTTCTTAAACGCAGTAGAAAACCAAACAATTCTTAATATTGATGATTTGACAACTGCCATTCCAAAGGCTGCTCCAGTAATTCAACAACTTGGTGGAGATGTTAAAGACTTAGCATTCTTTATGACAGCAATGCGTGAAGGTGGTATTCAGGCTGGAGAAGGTGCTAACGCACTTAAGTCTGGTCTTGCATCTATCATTAACCCAACCAAAAAAGCATCTGACTTTTTAATGGGATTTGGCATTAACGTAAAAGCAATTGTAGAAGCAGATAGAGGAAACGTTAAAAAACTTGTTGTAGATATGGCAACTGCTCTTGATCAACTTGATCCTCTTAATCGTGCTAGAGCAATTGAACAACTGTTTGGTAAGTTTCAGTTTGCACGTATATCTACATTGTTTCAAAACGTTATAAAGCAGGGTAGTCAAGCACAAACAGTTGCTGAATTAACGACTGCTACAGTAGAAGAACTTGCTATCTTGTCTGAACGAGAATTAAATAAAATATCTGAATCACCAATGTATAAGTTTAAGAAACAGGTACAAGATCTTAAAACTTCTATAGCCCCAATAGGTGCTGAATTCTTAAAAGCATTAACACCAATTATAGAATTTTTTAATAAAATATTAAAACGTTTTGAAGATATGAGTGATGGCACAAAGAAGTTTGTTGTTTACTTAACTACAATTCTTGCTGGTATTGGCCCATTAGCCTTGATGTCTTTTGGTTTGTTGGCTAACGGTGTTGCAAACATTATCAAGTTGTTTGTTAGCATAAAGTCAGTATTTAACAGGGCTGGAAATTCTACTACATATTTAGGTGAGCAAACTAACTATTTGACTCAAGCACAAATAAATGCTGCTGCTGTTGCATCATCATTAGATCAAGCACACATGACGCTAACACAAAGATTTACTGCAGAAGCACAGGCAGTTACTTTATTAAGAAATGCTTATATGGAAGCAAATGCAGCAAGCCTTAACTTTTCAATTGGCAAGGGTATTGCAAAAACTCCAGGTATGCCATTAGCAAACGGTATATTAAGTGTACCTGGACCAAAAGGTGCTGGAGATGTTGTACCTGCAATGCTTTCACCAGGAGAGGCTGTTATTCCAGCAAAACAAAATAAAAAATTTGGTGGATTAATTAGAGGAATTATTGCTGACAAGATACCTGGTTTTATAAAAGGATCAGCATCAATAAAAACAGTTAATTTTGGCGGTGCTGAGTATTCAAATATAGCAACTAATGCAAAAACAACAGAATCAAAATTATCTGAATATTTACATAGATATAGCGTTGGTAAAAATGCAACTCAAGAAACAAATATAAAATTAACAAAAATGTTAGAAACACTAAATCAAAGAGCATTAGCAGAAGGTAAAACTCAAATACTTACTTTAAAACAAATTCAAGAAGCACTTGCTGAATTTGAGTTAAGACAAATAAATCCAAAGGGCAAAGGAAGTCAGTCTACTGGTGATGTAACTGCACATGGAATGGCTCCACGTAAAGCGACTGAAAAACAAGTGCAGATTATTAATGAAGAGGGACAAAGATTAATATCAAAAGATCCAGAGTATTATAAAAAACACAGATATGCTAAAGGAAACCTAATGGCTCAAGCAGAATCAGCAAATCTGTATAATCGTTATGCCTTTAAAACAGAACACTCTTATAACACAGGAAGTGGAGATACTCAATTATTTAAATCAGAATTTTTAGATCCAGCCAAGCAACTAAAAACTATGACTCCATTTTATGAAGAATGGGCTGCACAACAAGGAAAAACTTTAAATGAAGTAATGAAAGATCCTAAACTATTTAAAAAAATGACTCTTGATACAGGTTCTTTTGCAAAAGCAATTGGAGAAGAAGTTGGAAAAATAGGAACTGAGACTTTCTCAGATGATCAATTTTATAAAGCAGTTGCAGATGCAGAAGCAAAACATTTTGCTAAAGGATCAAGTGGAAAATCAAAAAGACCAAGAATGAAGAGAGTGGTTGATGCATTAAAAGAAGATTATTCAATGGTAGGAACAATGGGTGGAGAAGCAAACAGATCAACTGGTCAAAGATGGCCAGTTGCACAAAAAGATAAAGAACTTAGAAAAAAACTTGAATTATCTCAAAATGGCAAAGCATATAAACGTAGTGGTGGACTAAAGAATATTAGTGAAAGAGTAACACAAAGAAGTATAGATTTGGGACTTATTGAAATTGGAGATTCTTTTGATAAAACACTAGATTCAAGATCGCCATCTAAAAAATTAAGAAAAATAGGAAAAGATGCTGGCACAGGACTTTTATTAGGAGTTAAAGAATCAGTCAAGGATGCAAAAGGTGCTGGTCGACAATTGGCCATGTCAGTAATTCAAGGATCAATGCAAGTTCCACAATCAAAAATTACAACAATGAATAGGGGAATTGTTGGTCCAACCTCACCATATAACCCTGGCGGTAATAACAATAATGAACAAACAACCAAGACTAAAAGAAGAGTTGGTGTTGGTGGATTAGCAATGGGTGCTAATGCATTGTTAATGGGTGGTTCTATGATGCCAGGCCAAATCGGAGACATGTCACAAAAACTTATGATGCCAGTTATGGCTCTATCTATGATTCTCCCACTACTACAAAGTAAATTTGGAATATTAACTGTTGGTGTTGCAGCATTAACATATGCAATAGTTTCTACAAGAATGGCTTTTGATAAAGCACAAGACTCTGCATTAAAACTTGCTGAAAACTTAGGTAGTGGTGCTAAGGCAATGGAAGAATTAGCAAAATTCTCAGGCAAAGTAAGTGCTACAGAGATTATGGATAGACGTCGTAAAAATGAACTATCACCATTTCCAATTCAAACAGGTAAAACAACATTTGGTCAAAGTTTTGTTGAATCAGATTTAGGAAAACAGACAATATCCGCAGTTACTGATTCTATGAAAATAGGCGGAAGAGCAGGTGCTCAATCACAACTATTAGGTCAACTAACTACTGGTGTTGCATCAGGTGCATTAACTGCTGATCAAGCACGAAGTATTGCTGCAAATATTGGAGAACAACTTGGTGACTATTCATTTGGAATTCAAGTAAATGCAAAAATGACAGAACTACTTGGACCTAACGGAGAAAATCTTGAAAAAGATCCAATTGCTATTAGAGTTAAATTAATGCAAGATGCAAGACAAAAAGCAAATGCAGCAGTTGGTATGGCTAACACATCATCAGTTTTAACACCTAAAGATCGTTCAAGTTTTATAACAAAGGCTGGTGGAGGCTTACTTGCTGGAGGGGTAGCAGGTGGTATTGGTGGATTATTAGCAGGTGGTATTGGTGGTGCAATAGCCGCTGGTGCAGGTGTTGGAACTAGTTTAGGACCAATAGGAACCGTTGTTGGTGGACTTGCTGGTGCAACCATTGGTGGTGCTATGGCATTAAAAGATAGACGACAAAGAACTGGTGCAGCATCTGGTGCTGCTGTTGCAATGCAAAAAATGGCTCTTGAACAACAAACACAAATGATGGACTCTTTAGAATTAGAATATGAAAAAAGAATTGATATTGCTAAAGCAGCAAATGATTTAGATGAAGTAACAAGATTAACAGCAGAACGTGAAGCAGGAAGAGTTGCTTTATTAGAAGAAAACAAAGGATTGTTAAGCGACATAGGTGCATCATATACAAATGCTTCAACTGGTGGAGTTATTCCTGGAGGCAACGTACAAAAAGCAATGATGACTGGTGTAGATAAAGCAATAACTGCTAAATATAAAGATACTGCAATGGCAGATATAGTTCCATTAGCACAAACCGCTATAGGTGATTCTGGGGTAACTAAAGAACAACAGTATAAGATTAAGATGGAAATGGCAAGTGGCAATATAGACCCTATGCAAATTGTTAGCATGTTTGAAATGTTTAAAGAAGATCAAGGGTCAGTAAATGCAATGTTGGATATTACTGCAAACTTTGGCGGTAAATTTGCAAACCAAGCAATATCAACAATGTCAATGTTTACTGATAAAAATGGTAATGTAAATAAAACTGCTCAAGCAAAATTTGTTGCAGACATAAAGACAAAGACACCAAAAGAAGCAGAAAAAATGTTAACACTTTTTCAAGATGTAGCAAGAAGTGGATCAGAACTTATAGATGTGGGAGTTGCGGTAGAATATTTACAAAAAAATGGACCTGTTGCTGAGAGACTTCAAAAAACAATAGAAGACATTAAAGCACAAAAAGGAAAGATAAGTTTGGATGTTGCGGCTACAATCGTTGGTGCAAAAGAAATGGAAGCATTAAGAGAAAATTCAGAATATTTTAATAGTCTTCCACCAGAACAACAAAAGGTTTATTTACAAACACTTACAACACTTGTAGAAACTACAGGAAACAATAGTAAAGAATTTTTAGCATATCAATCACAAAATCCAGGTGCAACATTATCTGATTATGCTAATGCTGGTTCAGAGCAAAAAACTAAAGTGGCTCAAGAAGCAGGAGCGGTTCCAACAGGAGAAAACAATGGAGCAAGTACAGGGCCAACCTCATCTCCACTAGATGAACTTGTAAAAAAGATTAGAGATACCAGAAAGGCTACTGAAGAACTAACAACTGGATGGGATTCTTCTGCTAGTGCATTAAAGAGAATGGCAAAAGAAGGTATTGACGGATTTAATGGTTTGTCACAAACACTTAGAAGTCAAGGTGCTAATCAAAATACTATAGATTTTATTACTGCTCTATCTCCTGAAGACTATAATAAATATAAGAGTTTATTTAAAGACATGAAAACTTTACAGTCTGCTATTAACTTTGCAGAACTTGGAGCATACCAGGATAGTCAAGAAAAAATAATTGCAGATACAGATAATCAAACTATAGCATTTAATAAATTAGTTGCTGCAGGTATGGATTCAGCCAGTGCATACGAAGCAGTTCAAAACACTGGTTTTGCAGCATCAGTTGCTACAGAAAAACTTGGCAAAAATATGAAGAAGATTGTTGATACTACAACAGCAGCCAACCTGAAAAAAATTGAAGGTTTCTTAAAAATGGGACAATATTCACAAGCGTTTGATCCTGGATATAATTTAGCACAAAGATATTTTGATGTTCAAGAAAAACTTATGAAGTTAAGAAGACAAGCAGAAATTGATCAACAACAAGCAGTAATTGATACTGCTGATATTCAAATAAAGAATGCACAAAATATTCAAGATGCAAACAATTACCAGATTTCTAGATATGAAGATGGACTCAAGACTATAGATGATCAGGCTAATGAAATAACTAAAAAATATGACAAACAGTTTGAATCACTTGATAAAATTTCTAAGATTAATGAAACAATTGCTAGACAAGAAAAAGGTAGACTATCTCTTGCCGAAGCCTTGTCTCAAGGAGATGTTTATGCTGCAGCCAGAGCAGCACAAGAACTTCGTGCACAGAATGCAGCAGATGCAATTGCTCAACAAAGAACTGGTATGGAATCAGCCAGAGATGCACAGATAGGTGCTCTAACTGGTAATGGATTAACTAGAGATCAATTAGAAGAAAAAATTAAATTATTAAAAGATCAAAATTATAGAATTGATCAAGATACTATTTCACCTCTACAAGAACAATCAAGACTTGCACAAGTTAAATTAGATTTAATAAATCAAGAAGTAGAAGCACAAGCAAAAAATCTAACTCTTGCTGGAATGACAAAGAAAGAATGGGAAACACAAGCAATAAAGATAGAAGCAGCACAAGTTGCAACAGATTTATATAACGGTGTTCTTCAAGGATCTTTGGATGCAATTAAACAGATGAACGATGGATGGGATAAGATTCTGTATAAACTTGGACTGTACACTGGGAAAGATTTTCCATCACTTCCAGATGGAACAAATCCAGGAACAGATCCAGGAACAGAACTACCTCCAGGAAAAGATCCAAAACCAAAAGGTAAAAAATTTCCTGCAGTTGTATCAACAAAACCAACACTTAATTTATTTGGAGGACAAACCTCATATGCAAACGGCGTAATGGGTGCAGGTAATTCTGGAACAAGTTATATTGGTGGAGTTATGGGATCAAGAGGTTCAACATCAACATCTAAATATGTAAGTCCAATAGCAAGTGCTCTTAGCAGACAAGGTGCAACTGCAAGTCCATCAAATCTTTATGCTGCAAATCAAGCAAACTCATCAGCATTAAAGAGTGGAAAGCCAAGTACTTTTACTAGTGCTGTAAAAAAGAAATACATGGGTGGAATGATTTCTAAGTTTGCTTCTGGTGGTTTTGCAGTTGGAACTGATACCGTGCCAGCAATGCTAACTCCTGGTGAATTTATTGTAAGCAAGTATGGTGTGGATAAATTCGGGGTAGATAACTTAAAGGCAATTAATAAAGGTGACAATCCTTCATCATCTTCAGTGTATAATTATAACTTGAGTGTTAATGTTAAATCTGATGCAAACCCTAACGAGATTGCTAGAACGGTAATGATGCAGATTAAGCAAATAGATTCTCAGAGAATCAAGGGGAATAGAATATAATGGCAACTTTAAATTACCTTGCTGGTAGAAAAAAATATAGTAGACCACAAGCACTGTTGTTTTCAAATAATCCTGGAACACTTGTCTCAGGCCCCAATGGTCCAACCCACGTACCATCTGGATATGAAATAGGAACTGATCCTACGCAAATTGGAAATCTAGCAGATGGTATTTTCTTAATATTATCAGATCATAATCGCAGTGCTATAGATATTAAATATAACAGACTTGAACAAAGAGAAAGAACTATAAATGGAAAGATGAGATCATTTTTTATTGCAGATAAGAGTGTGTTTACTATAAGTTGGCAAAACCTGCCATCTAGATCTTTTGACAATACTATAAATTTTAATACAACAACTGGAAAAGAAGACAGTGAATTAAAAAGATACACAGTAGATGGTGGAGCGGGAGGAAATGAATTACTAAACTGGTACTTAGAAAGTCCTGGATCATTTTATTTATTTCTTGCTTATGATAAATATAATGCTTTTCAAGGACAAGATAACGTAATGGGAAGGCTTAATGAATATCAAGAAGTTAAAGAAGTTTTTATATCTGATTTTTCATATAACGTAAATAAAAGAGGTTCTAATACACACGACTTGTGGGACGTAACTATATCTTTGGAAGAAGTATAATGTTTGAAAATGACAACATTAGAGGAGTTTTTGAAGGATCTGAAAGTGTAAACATTAAAGGATTAGTTTTAGCAGAATGGAATTTTAATAATGCAGAAAACTTATTTAAGATTGGAAACTATAGACATCGTCCATTAGAAAGTTCATCTAAATATAAAAATATTATTAATTTTTATGATCCTAATGACAGTGGCAATTTTTATACAGATGCAACTAATGCTGACATAGTCGTAGATGGTGGATATGATGACTCAGATGAACCACAACTTTTTACATCTATTAAACAAAAAGAAGGGCAGTTATTTTCTTTAGAAGATTGTTTTAATAAATTTAGACCAAGATCTGGAATAAATAAAATACAATACTTTAATAATAAATATTTTCACAATTCAAATTCTTACTTGGCTAATAGACCAAGATATTATATGTCAGATAAAAGAGATTATTTTAAATATTGGAGTTCTTATAGAACAGAAGACAATATTGAAAGAGGTATTGCTAAAAACATTTCAAACAATAAAAATTATATAGATGATGCATCGCCGTTTGTGGTGTATAAAAATAGTATTCCAGTTAATAGAATTGTTATTAAGATGCAAACAAATATTGGAGAAATTGATTTGGGTCCATTTTCAACAGTTTCTGAAAACATCACTGATCCATTTTATGGATACAGCAATCAGACAACTCCAAGTACTTGGAAGGTTCAGATACTGAATAATAATATTTGGACAGATATAATTAATTTTGATGAAACTTCTACAAGATCAGATGGTAGCAATATTATTAAATCTGATGGACATGTTGAATTAAAATACGGAATGCTTACTCCATTAAAATATATTGATACCTTTTCTTTAATTGAAACTATTTCATCTACAGCACTGTTGCCAACAACATCTTCATATGGACATGCTTATTTAGTTACTAATAATAATCAACTTGGAACTCTTCATATTTATAATGGATTTGACTATGATTTGTTTATTCCAGAATATGGGTGGGGTTTACTAGAGAAAGAAATAGATAAAACTTCCACGGTAACAGAACTAGTAAACGTCATATCATATAACAATACTGGTACAAATAGCATATCCTATAAAGAATTCCAATATATAAATGGAATAAGAGTTGTAGTAAGTACAATGAATAAGTTTGATAGTGTCTTTGATTTAATTGAATTGTCCCCTAGACTACTAGTAGACATAACAGATAATGTTACTACCTATACAATAAATAAATCAATATCTGATTTAAGCACAAACGGACTACCAGTAGGACAACTTCTGGCATCTACTGGCAACCTAGAATTAATTGATCCAGACATGTCTTTTAATAAAAATAATACAAATAGTATTGTTTATAACTATTTAAACAACAATGTTAAATTTAGTTTTTATGAAAGTGTAGAGACTACTAATAATGTTCATGAACACATACCATTAAAAAAACTATACTCAGATGCCATACCACAAACAGATGTAAAAAGTGGCAAAACTTCTATAGAGTTAAGAGATTTATATTTTTATTTAGAGCAAATAAATGCTCCTAGTTTATTTTTAACAAATGTGTCTTTAAGTTTTGTGGTTTCAACATTATTAGATTATGCTGGTTTCTCTAATTACATATTTAAAAAAATTGAAAATGAACAAGAACTTATCATACCTTTCTTTTTTTGCAATGAAGAAAAAAATATTGCACAGGTTTTAAATGAATTAGCAATATCTTCTCAATCTTCTATGTTTTTTAATGAAGAAAATGATCTAGTTGTAATGAGCAAAAACTATACTGTACCAAAAATAACAGACAGGTTATCAGACATCACTCTTTATGGCTCCAAAAATAATCAAATAAATAATAAAGAAAATATATTAAATGCTTCAATAGTGGATACAAAGGTTTTGAATTCTGGTAAAATTAATTATACTACTAGGTATATTCAAAAAACTTTGGGATCAATCAAGCAAGCAACGTTAATTGATAAAGAAAAGACTTGGATATACAAACCAACATTGTTGTGGGAAGTTTCTGGAAAAGGCAATACAAAAACTGTAAACGAGTCTGCTGCATCTATGTCTTCATATGTTTTAGCAGCAATACCGCTAGGATCATCTTTGTCAAGTGATGTTCCATCAATTAGTCACAATGTATTGTTAAACAATACCATTGATCTTGGAGAAAACATATATTGGATCAGCAACTATAATGGATATTTTTATTCAAATGGTGAGGTTATTAGGTACGATGCAGTTGAATATAATGTTTCTGGAATAGGAAATATTTGGATAACTAATGTTGAAGATTATGAGAATTATTTTTCTCAGTTACCTTTTAACGGAAAAATGTATCCAACTGGATTAATTAGAATTTATACAGAATTGGATTATGTAGAAGTAAATGGTGTAAAAGTTTTAAAAGATGGTGATGTAATAAAGAATGGAAGAGGTCAATTTGGAACAGAAGTCACAAGTCATCATGCTGGATTAAACCCATATTGGACTAGTGGAGACAACGTAAAAAGTTGTAACATGTATTCTGAATATTTGTTTGCAAATAAAACATTAGACAAAACAGTTGTAGTTGGTGCTGCTGGTGTTAGCGATAGCATAGCAAAACAAACAACTAGAACTGGCATTATTAAAAACTTTTTATCAAGTTCTTATACTTCAGAATATGATAGTAAAAATTCAATTAATAAGAAATCTGGAAACATTCAATCATCTGCATTAGTTATGACTGGGCCATCATTTACCTTTGAACAAAAACCAATTAATTATATTAACTATGTATATAAACCACTAAGCAGCAAATTTAAACATTTTGGAACTAGATTAAGAATTATTGGTAAGGTTGAAAACAATGAAGTTAGAGGTCAAACACCAACTGGAAGCATGACATATTACGTTGTTCCTGGAACTGATCCATCTCAAAATATCAGTATAGGTGGTGGTTCTGGTGGCTTAGGAATTATGATTAACCCTACAAATAATCTGGGGTATTATTTTGAAATCGCAGCATTAACAGAAACCAACATAGATAAATATGCCAATGGTTCCACAATTGCTAACTTGATGTTTTACAAAATAGGAAAAGATAGTGCAACAGACATGGCTGTTCCTGTAAGGTTATGGTCTGGCTCAACTAACATATTAGTAGATGATGGTAACTTTACTGGACAATACAGGGTAACAGGAGAGTCTAATCCAACCGTATATGATATAGCAGTTGAATATTTAGATATTGGACAAACAAGAAAGTTTTACCTATATATAAATAATAACATTGTTGCCATAGTTGATGACACAAGTCCACTTCCTGTTTATAATAACATGTGTTTGTTTACCAGAGGAACATCTAAAATTATGTTTGAAAACATATTTGCTTTAGGAAGCAATTATTCTAAAAATGTTTCTGAAAATATAGATATACCATTTAATAAAATATTTGATAATCAAGAACTTACCTCTAGTGATGCATTTAGAAAGTACGCTTTAAGTTCTGTAATACAATCAACGTACCTTTCTGGCATCAGCCCTTCAGAGCCTCCATCTTACAACTTTTATTTTGATGAGTTTGGTTCTATTATGAGAGAGTGTGCATATTTTAATATTAAGTTTGATAAGGCATATCCAGCATTATATTCTAAAATATCTCCAACTTTTAATAAAATAAAAGGTTACACGGTTTCTGGATTTTTACCAGATGCCTACGGTGCAGAATTTTTAATTTTTAATGCAACTGATACTGTGTTAACATTAGACGAAACATCTGGTAATTATTTAAGAATTCAAGGAGTTGCGTTTACTCAATCAACAAACCACACTTTAACAGTTGAAGATTATTACAAAGAAAACTCTAACTATATTAAAACACAATATTTAGATGATCAAGTTATAAAGTCAAATACTGAATCTAAAGATAAGTATAATAAATTAAAAATAAGCAAATCTAAATATGGCACTAAAGAGTTTACAATGGATACTCCATACATACAATCAAGAGATGATGCCGAGGCATTGCTTGGATGGATTGTTAATAAAACTATAGATCCTAAAAATGCAATTGGATTAGAAATATTTGCTATGCCAACAATTCAACTTGGAGACATAGTTAACATATATTATAAAAATGCCAATAATGAAGATATCATAGCATCAGAAAATAAAAGATTTGTTGTTTATAATATTGAGTATGCAAGATCAGCACAGGGTCCAACAATGAAGTTATATTGTTATGAGGTAGCAGATGAGTGATTCAATTCCAAATACACCACAAATAATATACTCTAACTCATCAGATAGTTCTTTGGTTAAGGTTGCAGAGCCGCAATACATCATAGTTGGAGACGAAGAAGTATCTATAGAAACTATGTCTAATTTAATATTTGAAGATATTGGTGGACAAGAAATTATTAATATTGATAGAAATGATACAGTGTTTGGCTCTAACCTTGTTTATGACAATATATACAATTCTAATAAAATATTGCAAAGTTATAATTCTTACACATTAGCCCCAGTTTTTCAAACATCTTATGAGTACTTTAAAAACTTTACAATTGTTCTTGATCAAAAGATACCAAATGTTGCAAATGGTAACAATGGTGTAAACGTTTATATAGAATCATCAACAGGAGATTTAGTTCTAGAACTAGTTAATATTGAAGATGACGAACAAGTAGAGATAAATATACTAACTAGTGGAAGCGGCTATTATGATACAATATAATATAGGAGATTTAAGTGATTACTAGTACTGGCAAAAATATAATATTGAAGTACCTACTTGGTCAAGTTCCTTCATATGCTTCATATATCGCTGTTGGTTGCGGTGCAAGGCCTTTAGAGCCATACGTTAGCGGTACAAAGCCAGACTATTCAAATAAGACAGAACTAGATTTTGAAATGTTTAGAGTACCAGTTTCTTCAAGGGGTATAGTAAATGAAGACGGTATATCAAAGATTGTACTTACTGCAGAATTACCAACAGAAGAAAGATATGAAATAACTGAGGTTGGAATATACTCTGCAGGCTTTAATCCATTATTAAACTCTAGCGATAGCAAATCTTTGCTATCCTTTACTCAATCAGAAAACTGGACTATTAATGGATCTAATACTTTAAACATTGTTGCAGAACCATTAGATGATCCATTGATTCTAAACGTTGTTAAAGATTACTTTACTGTTAACGGATCATCTTTAGAGTTAGATATTTTTCAAACTAATGCAGATAATACTATTTTCTTAAATACATCTAGGTATGAAAAGAATGAAAGATCAAGATTTTTAAACAACATGGTTTTAATGAGAGGAGACTCTTCAACATTTTCTGGATCAACAGGAACACTAGTTGGTGCTGGTAACTTTATTCAGTTATCTGGAACATCCGCAAACCTTTCAAAATATTCTACTTCTGATGAACTCAGACTTGCTTTTAGTGTTTTAAATAAAGATGGTAGTGATGCAGACATCAATACATCAAAAATTGCTGCTCGAATTTTAGTAGAGTTTTCTGCATCCAATACTCCTGGTGCGTATGCAAGAATGGAAGCAAGAGTTGATCATGTTAACGATGACTCTGCTTATGATTTTGATGTAAACAGATATTTTGTTGTTAACAAAGCATTAAAGGATATTAATATAACTCAAGGTTTTCCATGGAAATCAGTAGACACAATTAAGGTATATTCTCAAGTTTTAACTGGTGCATCAACTGCTAACACTGTAGATGGGTCTTACTATGTAGCACTAGATGCCCTAAGAGTTGAAAGCAAAAACAATATAAATCCAGCATATGGTTTAACAGGTTATACAGTTGTAAGAAATATAGATTCATTACCAATTGTAAAAAGTCCTAATACTAGCAACTACATAGAGTTTAGATTTGCTATGGATGTTGAATAATGGTAGATCAAAATATAAAAAAAGTTAGAATATTAAAAAAAGATTTACCTAATTATATAGGAAATAATGATGAACTATTTTATCAAATGAGATATAGAATTGTTTCTGAAGATAAGAATAGGTATTCACATTGGTCACCAATACATAAATTAGGATCAACAAGTACGTTTGATGAAATTGGTTTTGATATTGAAGATATTGCAGGAACGAGTATTCCTCATAATGTTATTATAAATGATATAGCATATCTTGCAGGAATTTCTTGGACTATGCCCGCACTTTTAATAACTAATCCAACTAATGAAGAAAAAATATTACAAGAAAAACAAGCGTCAATAAAAAACTTTGATATTTACGTTCAGTGGAAAACAGGTGGAACATACGGAAATTGGACATGGGTTGGAGTTTCTCAGGGTACTCAATACTCTATGACATATCCATCTACAGGGCCAACACATATGAAGTTTAGAGTACAAAAGATTACACAAGTTAAACAGGCTTTTGATGCTGCTACATATCTAATTAGTAGTGAA